TTCTAGAAAAGCCATCGGACTATTTAGCATCTTTTTCTTTATCTTATGTTGATTCAAGCAGTAATAATGTTTTTCTTTTACAGAAAGATGTGAATTTTATACAAGAATATAATCCTAATCCATCAACTACTGGTTCTCCCAAGTATTATGCATCGTATGATGTTGATACCTTTATAGTGGCTCCTACTCCAGACTCTAGTTATGCAGTGGAACTACATTATTTTTATAGACCTGCTTCATTGACAACTGTTGATTCTGGTACAACTTGGATAAGCACCAATGCTTCAGACGCTTTACTTTATGCTTGTTTAATTGAAGCCTATACTTTTATGAAGGGCGAGACAGAAATACTACAACTATATACGTCAAGATTTACTGAAGCCTTGTCTAGATTAAAAGTTTATGGCGAAGGTCAAGAAAATACTGATGCTTATAGAGATGGATTACCTAGAGTCAGAAGGCAGTAAAGGTACCAAAGTGAAAGATAAAAGTGTAGCAATTGTTGGGCTAGGTAATAGCTTTTCAGAATATATCTTAGCAAAAATTAGAAGTGAACATTTTGATGAAGTCTGGGCAATAAACTCAATGTCTGGAGTAATATATCACGATAAATGTTTTATGATGGATCCTCCTTCTCGTTTTTTAGATCAAAAGTTTGCCGGTAAACAAACAAATATTATGAAACAAAGATTAGAGAAAAAACTCGACATACCTATAATTTCATGTGTTATGGATGATAGATGCCCAGATGTTGTCGAATTTCCTTTACAAGAAGTTCTTGAAAAAACTAAATATGCTTATTTAAATAATACTGTGGCTTATGCTATCGCTTATGCTGTAGCAAAAGAGGTGTCTGATATTCATTTATATGGTATTGATTTTACTCATAAGAATGTAGGCTTTGCTGAAGCGGGAAGAGCTTGTTGTGAATTTTGGTTAGCTATAGCCACTACAAAAGGAATAAAGCTACATGTAGCTCATAGTTCTTCTTTATTAGATACTAATGTTCCAGACGATCAAAAACTGTATGGCTATCACAGACTAGATGACCCTGTGGTTTCAACAGTAACACAAGGTAGTATGCTAATTACAAAAAAATCTAAATTAGAACCACCAAATCCAATAGAAGAAAACCCTAACATAGTTGGCAGAAAAGATATACCAGGAGTAACTTATGAGGAGTAAAAATGTTTGAATTAGGTATAAGCACTGTAGGAAGTGTTAATGTTATGACTTCAGATAAAGGAGGTTTAACAAATGAGCAAATTACTGACCTAGCCGTTGATAAGATAGTTAGTATTTCTGATCAAGCTCCAGCACATATAAGGCAACAAGCCAACCAATTTAGAGAACACTTAAAAAATGTTCTGTATTATTATCTGCTCTTGGCAAGAAAAGAAGAGCGTGGTAGTATAATTCAAGTTCTAGAATCAAGTGGTCATAAAGAAATGGCTGAATATATAAGGAGAATATAACATGGCTATAGCCCAAGCGATGTGTACGGCATTTAAAAAAGAATTAATGTTAGGTACACATAATTTTGCAACAAACGGAAATGCTTTTAAATTAGCACTTTATGCAGAAGGTGGTGGTGGTAAGTCTTCTACTACTGCAACATTAGGAGCGACTACAACAGCATACACAACAACAGGTGAAATTGCGAATAGTGGCAGTTATACTGCTGGTGGTGGTACTTTAACAAAAGTAGCTCCGAATACTTCTGGTACAACTGCTTTTACAGATTTTGCAGATATAAGTTTTACAACAGCTACGATTACAGCTATGGGTGCATTAATATATAATGACACTAATAGTGATAAAGCTGTAGCTGTATTAGATTTTACAGCTAATAAAACGTCAACATCTGGCACTTTTACAGTTCAATTTCCAACAGCAGATGCTAGTAACGCAATTATCAGGATAGCCTAAATGTCAAGTTCTACCTTACAGGGTTGGGGTAGAGGAGCATGGAATCAAGGTTCTTGGAATACTTTTGTAAGCGTTGAAGTTACTGGAGTAGTAGGAACAACTACCGCAGGAACTCTACTTGGCATACCACTTATAACTGTACCCACAACAGGTGTATCTGCTACTACCCTTTTATCTAGGAGTTCTCTTACAGCGATAGTACATACTGTTACTGTTGTAGGGGGTAATCCTACAGATCATCCGTACTACAATGTTGGATCGGCTAACAAGTTTGCAATTGGTGGATCAACAGCTACAGCAGATGTGACTTTAGAATTACAAGAAGGAAACACTTATCGGTTCGATCAAAGTGATAGTAGCAATAATGGTCATCCTTTAAGATTCAGTATCACACCGAATGGAACTCATGAACTAGCAGGTCAAGAAGGTGGTGGTTCTGAATACACAGATGGAGTAACAACAAATGGTACTCCAGGATCAAGTGGTGCTTATACTCAAATAGTAGTAGCCAGCGGTGCTCCAAGACTGTATTATTATTGTACTAATCATTCTGGCATGGGTTGGACGGCTGAAACAGTAGGTGCTGTTTCAGTACTGGGAACAACTGGAGCACCAACAACTAATGTTGTTGGTACAACAGCGTTAGGTTCCGAAACTGTTATAATAGAAGTAGTAGTGGGTGTTACATTAGCGGCAGCACAAACAACACTATCGAGTGTTGTCACAGTGCCACAATGTGTGGTATTCTTAACTGGAATCAGTGCTAATGGTAGCACTGGAGAAGAATTAGTATATAGTCTAATAGTTCCAGAACAAACGGCTAACTGGCGAGAGGTGGCATAATGGCAAGTACATTTGTAAATAATTTAAGACTTGAAGAGATGAACACTGGCGAACAGACGGGACAGTGGGGTACAAAAACAAACACTAATTTAGAATTAGTAGGTGAAGCGTTAGGTTTTGGCACAGAGGCTATTACAACAAACGCTAACACTCATGCCACGACAGTGGCTGATGCCTCTTCTGATGCAGGAAGAGCAATATATATAATATATACTGGAACATTGGATTCAGCTTGTACTATTACTATTGGTCCCGACACTATGAAAAGAATTCATGTAATTAAAAATGGAACAAGTGGTGATCAAAACATACTCATAAAACAAGGAGCGGGTGGTGGTGCAGCAGTAACTATTCCTCCTGGAGACACAAAAGTTGTTTCTTTAGATGGTGCTGGTAGTGGTGCAATAGTCACAGATGTTTTTAGTAATTTAAATTTAGCCGGTGCAACTAAAACAGATGACCTTACCGTTGGAGATGACCTTACCGTTGGAGATGATCTTGCAGTAGTAGGTGATGCTGATGTAGGTGGTACAGCAACAACAGTTGCTTTAACAGCTAGTGGAGTAATTACAGCAGGTGCAAAACTAGATTTAAATGGTACAGAATTAATACTTGATGCTGATGCTGATACCTCTATCACAGCAGACACTGATGACCAAATAGATATAAGGATTGCAGGAGCAGATGATTTTAAATTCACTGCAAATGTATTCACTGCATTAAGTGGAAGTGGAGTTGTAATACCTGATGGTGGTTTAACACTAGGAAGTACAGCACTAACTTCAAATGCTACAGAGTTAAATCAATTGGATGGCAAAGTAGCAAAGACAGCAGGAAAAGAATCCATATGGGTTCCGGCAGGTGCTATGTATGGAAGTACAACAAATGGCTGTTCTGATTTAAGTCAAGTTGAAACAACTGCATTAAGACCTGATTTAAAAGTATTAGATTTTGCAGCAGATGCAGATGATTTTGCTCAATTTAGTATAGCATTTCCTAAATCATGGAATGAAGGAACAATAACATATCAACCTTTTTGGACAGTAACAGGAACTAATACTGGTACAGTTGTTTGGCAATTAGGTGGAATTGCAGTAACAAGCGATGCTACTATTAATACAGCCTTTGGAACTCTAGTTGCTACAACTGCTTTGGCTCATAGTGGTACATCAAATGATTTAATGGTTAGTGCAGAAAGTGGTGCAGTTACAATAGCAGGAAGTCCATCAACAGATGATGTTTGTTTTTTTCAAATTAATAATGATGCAGGTGCTTCAGGACAAACTGGAGTTGTTAGACTTCTTGGAATAAAAATATTCTTTACTACAGATGCAGCAAATGATGCATAGGAGATAAATTATGACAATGTTTGGTTATAATGTTTTAGGGTTTGGTTCTGGTAGTGTAGGATATAGAGCTGAAATATTACTAGTTGCAGGTGGAGGCGGTGGTGCTTCTTATATTGGTTCTGGTGGTGGTGGAGCAGGTGGTTATATACATGCAACACCTAAAACTGTGATTCCTACACAACAATTTACAATAACCATTGGTGCAGGTGGAGCAGGTGGTCCTTATAACTCTGCACAAAACGGTTCAAGTGGAGTTAATACAAGTGGATTAGGATTTACTGCTATAGGTGGTGGTGGTGGTGGAACTTCTACTGGTCTTGCTGGTGGTTCTGGTGGTGGAAGTAGAGGTGCTACTGGTGGTGCTGGAACTGATGGACAAGGTAACGATGGTGGTGTAATGACTGCTGGTTCTTGGGTAGCTGGTGGTGGTGGTGGTAGAGGTGCTGTTGGTGGCAATGCTACTGGAAACTCATCTTCTGGAGCTGGTGGTGCAGGTTCTAATGCCGATGCTGTCTTTGCTACTGCTACATCTTCTGGTGCTAATTCTGGTTACTTCGCAGGTGGCGGAGGTGGAGGTTCTTATAATACAACTGGTGGTGCTGGTTCAGTTGGTGGAGGTGGAGCAGGTCCCGGTCAATCATTAGGAACTGCTACTGCTGGAACTGTAAACACAGGTGGTGGTGGTGGAGGAGCTCCTGCTACATATAGTGGTGGAGTTAAATATGGTACTGGTGGAGCAGGAGGCTCTGGTATTGTAATTATTCGCTACGCAGGAGCAGAAAAAGCATCAGGTGGAACTAGTAACACAACAGGTGGTTTTACTTATCATAAGTTCACAAGCTCTGGAACATTTACAGCGTAAGGAAATAGAAATGTCACATTTTGCAAAAGTAGTGGATGGTAAAGTTACACAAGTAATAGTAGCTGAACAAGAATTTATAGATACACAAGACGGCACTTGGTTGCAAACATCTTTTAACACCAGAGGTAATGTTCATTATGGTCAAGATGGTAGTGCTGATGAAGGTGTTGCACTTAGAGCTAATTATGCAGGAGTAGGGTATACTTATGATTCAACTAATGATGTGTTTTACGCACCTAAACCTTATGAAAGTTGGGTTTTAGGCACAAATTCATGGACATGGAATCCACCTATAGCATCACCAACCGATGGTAAGGCTTATTTTTGGGATGAAGATGCTTATCAAGCAGACAATACTACTGGTTGGGCAGCAACTGATGATCAATGAAGGTGAATATCAAGTTTTAGATGATCTTGTAAATCCTATAGATCGTGACAATTTTGAGTATGTGTTAACTCATGCCGATTTTGGTTGGTATTTAGGTGATAATGATACCACGGTGGATGAATATGAATACAGAAAGAGTAAAGCATTATTTCCAAATGTTCGTGAGTCATTACAATTATCACATCATTTTTGTTTTGTAGTTGGTGAAAAAGTTGAAATTA